TCTAGCAGTTTGTTATACATAAACTCTATTTGTTTTTCATCTGTCATTTTCTCTCTCCTCGTATTTGTGAAATTCAACATCATGTATGCTTTCCTCATGGTAATCTATGTCATCATAACTGTAATCAATTTCACCAGATAAAAATTTTTCTCTTGCATCTGTTTCTGATTTAGCTTCAAAAATATAAGTTCTTGTTGCTATACTTGATGTTATTACTTTATATGTTTTGTTCATTCTTTCTCTCCTGTAGTATTTTTTGTACTTTCTCTTCAACTAACTGATCGAACCAGTCACTATCAGTTATTATGTCTAAATTGTGTTGAAGATAATTTTCTAGTTCCAATGCTAACGGAACTAAACTTGGTTTTACTTTTTGCTCGTCTGTCATGTTATTTCTCTCCTATATGTTGTTTAATGACGATTTAAAGACTTGTGAGACTATGTAAAGGCTAGTTTGGTAGTTGACTAGCCTAAATATAGTTTAATGCTTTCTACAGGCCTAAAAAATAGTTTTCAATAATATCTGATATTAAGAATAAAAAGATAAAAAATATAAAAAGCATTACTATTCCAATGCTTTCTATAGTTAAAATAATCTTTTCTCTTTTGCTCATCTTTTTAGGTGTAGCTTGATCTATGTGCATGTTTAAATATTTTCTATTCATATTGTACCTCCTCATATTCATTAAGATTGCCTTTCTCTTCTTCCTTTTGCTGCATAAAATTTTCACCAAAAGCAAAGGCACAAATTTGATCTCTAACCTTTCTCGATTGTTTTGATATTTTGCCTTCTTTAATTATTTTTATCATCTGCTTTTCTGTAAGTTTAGGCATTGTCTCTCTCCTCTATTACTTCCTTAAAATTAACTTTGATTTTTTAAAGCATAATGTATTGTCATCTGTTTCTGCATCTTCATCTTCAATGACAACCTCATTACCAAAGTCATATAATATGACACCATATATTTCTTGGTCTATGACTTTTATTCTATCTCCTACTCTCATTATCTTAACTCCTCTATACGCTCTATAATTACATCATCGTAACCTTTAGCTTTCCATTCATCTGCATCTCTTTTGGCATCTTTATAGTTTTTATAGTAGTCATCAACACCACCTATCCATACTATATATCTCCAGCCGTTTGCATAATCTTGGTTTAAATTTTCTTCAGTAAATGTAACACCGTTACCAGTATTTGCATTTGGAAATACCGTTTCAAACATAGTTTTTTTAGTCATAACTTCTCCTATTTTTATATGAACAACTATTACAACAATCTTTTGAAACATATCCGTCCCAAGCAAAGTTCCAGTCGTCTGTGGTAAGTTCATCAACAATAAACTCTTTATTGCAAGTGTTACACTTAATAACATCGTCCTCTACTATATTATTTAAATACTCAGACATTATTTATACCTCCTCAAAATGTTTGTTATCAATGTCAGACCATATGTTTATAAATGATCTTAAAAACTGTTTTTGGTTATCATCTAATTTTATTTTAAGACTAGCTTTGTTGTCTGTTTCATAGTCATTATATAACAAATCTTCAGCGTTTAAAGTTTGTGGTAGGTTATTAACCTCTAGCCATTTAGCATAAAGATTATGTAAGTTATTAATATGTTTATTCATTGTTACCCTCTTATTATTTCTAATCTTTTGTTTAATGAAAAGTTTACAAAGTTTCTGAAATTATTGTGAACTTCTTTCTTTCTATTTAAATCTTCTGTTGAATTGTATTCTTTAACAAAAGAATTATAAATATTAATATCTAGTCTTTTCGCTAAATAGTCTTTTTTAGTTAAATATTGTAGTTTCATTATGTACCCTCTTTCTATGTTGTTATGATTTACTAAGTAAATCTTGAATAGCTGGAAATAATCCAGCTATTATAGACTAACTTAAGCTACTTGTTTATTAATGTAGTCTTGAACTATTTGCTCGCCTACAATATAAACATACATGTTTACAACTCTTTCAGGTTCTGAAAAATCTGTTGTAACTTCTCCAAAATTATCCTGTTCATAGTTTTTGATTAAGTTTATTATATCAAAAGCTTGATCGCCTAACCATTGTTTAGCTTTGTATGTTCCAATAATATAATAATCTTCATTAAATGCGTAATGATGTAAATCATCTAAATATGTTGTTGGATAATTTTCTTTTAAGTAATCAAGATTATCTTTTAAGTAATCATTAAAATATTCTTGTATCTCTTCGTATTTATAAGTTTGTGTAAAATGTGGCATTGTTAAAACTCCTATTTGTTGTTATGAATTGTTATTAGTGGATAGTATAAAGTTATTATTGTGAACATGCCTGAAGTCATTAGTAATATAAAAAATACTAATGGCATGTTTAAAGATAAAAAGTAAAATGATATTGGAAGCAATAAAAGGAATTGAGCCAATGCTATCATTAATATTGTTTCGTACTTCATAAATATACTCCTGTTGTTAAGTTACATACAGTATATAACTATACTTTACAATATGTCAAGTATATTATTTTATAGCAGCAATTTTTTTTTATTTGTTTGCTTTCCAGCATCTTATATATAGTATAGGCTCTATATGTTTTTATAAACACTTTATGAGACAATGACACGCAGCATAGTATATAAAAAACAACACAAAAGATTTATAGTTGCAAAAATGCAACACATTACAACAGCATGGGGGGAGTGTTTACAAAGGCACACACGCCCAGCAGCAGCAGCCACACATATATGTATAT